AATTTCATAGTGCCTCGGGACGCTAATCTCGGCCAATATAGAATTCGATGGAAATTCCGGCAGTCTATTGGATCTACGCTGAACGAAGTGGTTCAAGGATTTGACATTGTTGATAGCAAGACGCAAATAGTCACTTGTGCTGGTGCTACTCCTATAGAGATCGACTTAATCCGAGGCCTCCGCATATTACTACGTGATAACAATCCTGATCGCAATTATCACTTTGTGCCCCCTGCTGGGGAAGAATCAATCAATCAGTTTACTCGAGTATTTGGATTTCTTTGGGAAGATTATGAACTTCTAGAATATCTTCGTGTTTCTAATGATTCCATCAACTCAAGGCCTCCTCAGACATTTTATATAACTCTAGATCAGCTAATTACACAACATCGTAATTGGCGAACTTTGCTTCTTCGTGGTGCCATGGTCCACGCTATTACAGCAATGGCTCTAAACTGGATAGAAGAAGAATTCGATTACAGTATTGGCGGTGTTTCTTTATCTATTGAAAAAAGTGCAAAATATCAATCCATGGCTGAAAGTATTGAGGCAGATTGGACTCAACAAGCTGATTCAGCGAAGGAGACGGTAAAAATATTCCGCGGATTGCAACAATCCCGGTTTGGAGTTGGTATTAGGTCTTCATTTGGTCCTTCTGTCGGCCGAGGAGCTCTAACGCCACGAAGATTTTTAGGTATATAATTTATTATGCGAAAGATACCGTCTGTGTATAATGTTATGTGGAATTGAAAACATGCCGGCTTTGCCCTGATGTAGGTCCTCAACCAATATCGAATTTCTCAAAGAATAAAAATAATAAAGACGGCCTCGATAATCGATGCAATAAATGCCGTTCTCTCACATATAAGAAGAGCGCTGATTCATTGAAAGCTCGGGCTAGGAGCAATTATCAGCAAAATGCTGAATCGAGACGTTCTGTCGCGAGTGCTAGGTATAAGCTAAAGCGTGAACAAATAATAGAAAAACGTCGTAAAGCCTGGGCTAATAATGCCAATATCAAAAACAATAGGAATGCTTATTGGAAGTCTCGGAAGTTACTTTGTTATTCCACTCTTGGTAATGCTTGTCGCCTGTGCCAAGAATCTGATATAGATGTCTTGGTCATAGATCATGTCAATGACGATGGTTCGATTGAGCGAGCTTCTGGTACTTCCCGATTGGAATTGTGGAATAAGATCATCCACAGAGATGGAGCCGATAGGTATCAACTCCTTTGCTTCAATTGCAATTTAAAAAAAGAAATACTTAGGCCTTATTCATCTCCTCTTGGTGAGTATAAATTTTGCCCGACGTGTTTAAAGGACACTGATCTATCATTATTTAAACGTGATGCAAAGTATAAGGATGGTTTTTATTATGAATGTCGAGTTTGCATTAGAAGACGTGATGAGGCTGTCAAGAATCTTGCCTTCCTTAGGCTTGGATCTTCATCATGTCCATGCGGAATTTCTGATCCAGATTGTTTAACCATTGATCATATCAATGGCGACGGTTATTTAAATAGAAGAAATGATGGGGCCGGTATATCTATTTATCGGAAGCTCGTGGATGGGAGGATAGACAGAACCAGGTTTCAGGTATTGTGTATGAATTGCAACATTAAGAAGCATTTGTGCCCTTCTCTTGCTTCTCATTCCGATAATTTTATATCTCCCATTGAATATAGAGAATCATCGACTATTGCTAATGATGATTGCATCAGTTTCAAGATCGAAGATGTTATATTGGAAAAGTTCGATAAACAGGATCCTTCAGTCATTTCTTTTCTTGATCGACACCATTATGCAGGATTTGGCAGATATGGGACTGCCATTTATTGTGGTTTCTTGCATTCAGAAATGATTGCTATTTTTAAAATATGTCCACCGGTTCGAAATGAAGTTGCTACTTCTATAGGTATGAGTCCGAGAAGTATATTGGAGCTTGATAGAGTTTGTCTGCGTCCAGATTGTCACAAGAAGAACTTATTGTCTAATCTGCTTTCTCGACTTGTTCGATTAATACGAGCAGATTTCCCCGAAATAAAAGCTATTGTTTCTTTTGCGGATCCGAATGCTGGTCATGATGGAACTATATATAAAGCTGCCAATTGGTCATTTATCGGAGTTTCCTCCAGAAGTTATGAATACATTTCAAAGAATGGAGAAAGAATCCACAAGAAGACAGTATATAACGCCGCTAAATCAAGAGGAATGAAGGAAAGGGAATACGCAGAACTAAATATGTATGCTCGTAAATATTCAGTTCCGAAATTAAAGTTCATGATTAAATTATGACTGTCACATTTCTAGCGTAAAATGGATCAATGCCCAAACCGAAGCACGTTCATTATCGTCCGAAAGGCGATAAATTCCAAATATGTGGTGTGATTCCTGGCCGCCAAGTAACGACTGTTCCTGGTGAGACCACTTGCGCATCTTGCATTTATAAAATGCAAAAGCGTGGTATTAAGGGTACTCCGGAAATATTAGTCAGTAAACCGGGACGTCCGCAGAGGACAAAAGTTAAGAATATCACTCAAGACATTGCAGAGTAATTCCCGGAAATCATTTAAAAGCAACTGTAATATATTCTATGATAGACACGACAGCACTGACTCAGGCGCAGCGAATTGCACTCAATGGATTCTGTTTATCAGCGCTTGGCATGCCTCTGCGCCCCCTTGAGGAAAGCGGAGCTACTGTACAGGAACCATTTCAGAGACTCATGCGATCTGCCATAACATTCTCGGATTCTCTGAAGGCGGATGCCAATCCTGAATTGTGAGTTTTTCACAGGCCGTTAATCAGCGACCAAGGCGTGGATTTCCATTCTATAGCTACCCGTGTCGCGGCCGAAGCCGCGAAACGGCGAAGTCGTCCTTCAAAGAAAGTCCCAGCTCGAGTTCGGCCGTCACGCCCTGCGAAGAAACCGATGGAACATACAATGCTTCAGCAGCCGACAGAATATTCGTGTCGGGCTGATGTTTCTATTTCCGTAGAATTTGAAGGGAGGACTTCAAAGACGGCCTTATTGAAGAAGCTCAAAGATGAGCTCAGCGCTTCAATTAGGGCTGCTGTATCTATTACGGCTAAAGATATGAATCTACAGCCTTCGGCCGTCAAGGTCCAACCAATTAAATTTGACTGTGCAGTCCTTGATCAAGGTATGCTGGAAGATGATGAGCTCTAGTATCGTCTATCTATGAAACAAATCCAGGTCCGTATGGACCCCGAAATTCTTGCGAGTATGAAGGCGACGGAAGGATCCATTCAGGAATGGTCCGTCAGACACACACACTTCCAAATCCAAGCGGATGGTGCGAAGTCTACAGTCCAGACTCTTTATGCTCGCCGGCAGGGAATGGTCCAGAAGTTTTTGAAAGATTCTGGACTCGATCCTAATCGAGTGAAGTCTGTGGATGTTGGAGAAGAAGGGCTTGTCACGGTCTTGGTAACCCCGGACGATTCTCCTGCAGATGGTGCTAATCAAGAGGCTTCCACGCCAGCCTCTTGATTAGATTGGGAAGGTTGAATGCCTTCCCCTTCGGACCGAGAACCGACGATCTTAGAACAGCAGCATCCGGCATTCCCTTTGCCGCCGCTGAATGTCGGATGTGTAAGCTTCGATCCAGAAGTTGTTGATGTTCTATGGACACCTCCTGCGGAACTCAGTGCTAATACTAATTTTAATGTACTTGGTGTGAACATATATCGGAGCTTTGATTCCGAATTTGGCCCATTCTTTCGCCTTAATACTATCCCTCTCGGTTCTCTTCAATATAGAGATACAACAAAAATCGTCCTTGCCATTCAGGAAGATGTTTCATCGGCTTTCACAACACGTGGAGCTCCAACTGATGTCGCTTTACAATATGCTTTTAGGACTAGATATAAACCAATAGTTATCCACCCGTCTCCTGGTGCAGCGAATAGGACTAATCTTAATGTGCAAGTGACAGTGAATGGGATACCGGCATATGTGGAGGAAATTCATTCAGAACAAGGAATAGTGATTCTTCGTCATCTACCAACATTTGATAGTATTACAAAGGAACTTACTCCGCCCGTTCTACCAACATCTCCAACCGATGTTGTACTTGCAACATATAGATATATTAAAGACGAGGTTAGGACCAAGCTCTCTCAGAAAATTTTCTACCGGATTACTACTGTTGCTTATGATGCGGCGCGCAATGAATTAATTGAAACCCCACTCGATCGGGCTGTCACGACCAATAATATGGAAGTGGAAAAAATTGATTATATCTGGGCTGAAGCTGTCCGTCGTAATAAATGGATTTTATTCCAAGGTGGGGAAAGGGTGAAATTATTTATACGCAAGATCGTAGGCCCACAATGTGGATGTAATTCAGTATATCATCGTCAACCGGATTCTCAGTGCCTTGTTTGCTTTAATACGGGAGTGATTGGCGGTTATGACGGACCGTACAACATGATAATAGCCCCGGACGATGCAGAGAAGAAGCATTCTCAAACTAATCGTGGCCGGACAGTCGAACATTCATATGAGACTTGGACGGGACCACGTCCTCTTTTGTCACAACGCGATTTCATCGTGAAGCTCAACGGTGATCGTTATGGTATAGGCCCGGTTCGCATGCCATCGAATCGTGGCATGCAATTGCAGCAAATGTTCTCTATTTCGTCTTTTGACGAGGCCGATATTAGATTCAAAGTGTTGATCCCAAATCTCAGTTTCATGGATGCTCCGAGAGAACATCCTCCAGGCAGACGTGATGTTCTTATTACGGATCGACAGGGTATTGCTGATGAGCGCGAATTGCGTGGAAATAGCATAACCTGGTCGAACAACGTGTATTGATCCAATAGTATGGTCAATAAAGATGGCATCTTCTACTTATTTACATGTGACACATCAATTTAACTTAAACCAAGTATGTCGTCCTTTGGTGGATGCATTCGGATGGCACATTTTTCAAGTTGGTTCTTCTTTAGTGAGGCGCGACTGGCATGATATAGATATTCGATGCATTTTAGATGATGATGAATTTGAAAGAATGTTTCCTGGAGAATCTATAGATCCTGCTACCGGTCGTCGGCCTCGGCTTGATTTATTGAATACCGTAATGTCGGAATGGCTCCAGTCAAGAACAGGTCTTCCGATTGATTTCCAGTTCCAATGGCAAACGGAAGCTAACGAGAAATATAAAGGCCCCCGTAGTGCTCTTGGTGTTATACTGCCGAAAACTCGTGGTTAATAATCAAAATCTTAATGCCGGTTGACATCACAACAAGTCTCACAGCTGCTCTACAGAGAGCTACTGACGGGATAATTGATGATATAGCTAAAAAAGGATTGGTCGCGCTTCGAAAGACAGTTGAAGACGCTGGATTTTCACATTCACAGTATCTACGCAATTATGAAATATTTGCTCATATCATTGGAGGCTTGATACTATTTGAAATAGTACTTGATGTAGAGGCCGTTGTTGCGGATGACGCTGTTACTCAGTCTGCAATGAATGATGTTTCTGATGCAGCAGCTGATTTAGCGGCTGAATCCGATAAGACCTTCACAATCAGTCGGGCATCTCTTCAAATTCGGCGCATGAAAGATGTGCGCCGACCCGTTCGAAACGCTCGAAAACCCGCCCGAGATGCAAGGAAAGATGCCCAAGATCGTCTTGTTGAGCATGAGCTGGCAAGGCTAGCCCCAAGGTCTGCCAGAGTTACTCGATCGGGTAAATTAGCCGTGGCGTTAAAGCGCGCTATCAGAGAGACTAAGACGACTGTTGAATTCCCTCAAGATAAATTCCAAGGAATCCTTGATGATTTCATGGGTCGACTTAAAAAAGTTGTATTTGATACGTTTGTTCCAGAATTAAATGAGATTATTGATGACTATGCGATCACTTGAATTTGTGGAAATCATATGTACAGCTCCTCATTCCGTATATATTGATGATATTGGAATTCATCTATCAGGCCGTGGCTCGCGTGTTACTATTAGATTAGATGTGCTTGCTACTTCGAAAGATTATCGCAAATGTGAATCGATGAAGTGGGTGATTTCAAAACCACTTATGGTGGAGACTAAGATGCCTCTATGGCCATTCGTCAAAGTAAATCCGCCGATTTCTCCTGATCCATTAGCTCAACCTGATCCTAATATTGCAGATATTCGTAATTCTATTAAGCGAATTGAAGAAATAGTTGAAGCTTTATCACAGCGCCCATCCCCGGCTGCTCCGGAGATTGTAGCCGCTCATGTTAGGAACATTCAACAATTAACCTCCATTCCAGTCGGCTTACCTGGAGGCCCGCATTTACCTGGCCCCGGAGCTGCCAAGGATCCGCTTTTTATTCCTTCAAGAATAGCCCCTGAAGATGTAGAAACTAATATAAAAGTTCGTGAGGAACAAATTGATAAACAAAACATGGATGAGAGTGTCGAGGCCCTGAAGAAGCTTAAGCGTAAGGGTGAATCTAATCAGTAAAGTGACTGGAAACGGAGATCGAGACTATGGCGAAATCAGATAAAGGTCAAGAAATTTCTGGAGTCGGGATCGATATCGGTACTATGAATATCGTATCAGCTCGTAAGAGTGGCGGGAAAATAGAGACTGCCCGCGTTCGAGACGCCTTTTTGGACTTGCCTCCGGAAAATAAGCGTATGCTCAAGCTTTCTCAAGCAAGCTTCGTTGAAATGGACGGCCGCTTATTAGTCATTGGCGATGAAGCCCTTGAGATGGCGAACCTATTCAATAAAGAAGCTCGTCGCCCACTCTCTGGCGGCATCCTTAATGCTGGCGAGATTGATGCTCAGCAAGTAATGAGCTTGATGATGAAGCAAGTTCTTGGAGAGCCGAAGGTGAAGGGTGAGAAATGTTCTTTTTCGGTTCCGGCGCCAGCTCTCGATGTGATCGGATCTGACGTCACTTATCATCGAGAAATTCTAAAGAAAATTCTTACTGAGCTCGGCTATAATGCAGAGCCTGTGAATGAAGCTCATGCAGTTATTTTTTCTGAATGTGTGAAAGAAAATTTTTCTGGTATCGGCATCTCCTATGGGTCGGGGATGACGAACGTTTGCCTTTCATATAATGCAATGTCTTCAATGGAATTCAGTATAGGCAAAGGTGGAGATTGGGTGGATGAAGGAGCAGGCCGTGCCGTTAGCGTAACGCGGGCAAAAATTTGCGCGCTGAAGGAAAGCGGTGTTGACCTCACGAAGCCACAAACTCGAGAGCAAGAAGCGATAGCACTTTTCATCTCAAGTCTTATCGATTATTCAATCAATGGTATTATCGAACAATTCGCAAGATCAAAGGATAAAATATTAATCCCTAAGCCTATTCCTGTTATTGTTTCTGGTGGGACTTCCAAAGCTGGTAGCTTCTTGGAGAAATTCAAAGAGCGGTTCGAATTACATCGAACCAAATTTCCTATTGAAGTTTCAGAAATCAGAGCTGCATCTGATCCGATGACAGCTGTCGCTGCTGGTCTATTGATGTGGAGCTCTATGGACTAATCTTCGCCTTCTACTGTGGAAAGGCTAACATGGCTAGGAGCATTTTCCACGATATCAACGCCCTCCCCTGGAAAGGTCCTCACACTGTTAAGGTCCTTAAGACCGAAGCAGATGTGCTGGCTCATTCCTACGGTGTCATCGCCTCTGAACCGGCAGAGTCGGCAGAGTCGGCTCCCGAATCCGCTGCATCGGCCCATGAGTCTAAACCGGTTGATGAATCGGTTATTACGCAAGCAGATCAGGTTTCGGACTCAGCTGAATCTAACGCGGCTGAATCGGATGATGACGGGACCGATTTAGATGAACCAGATGAGGAAGAAGTCGCTTCGGGTGTGGATGGTGAAGCTTCTACGGGTGATAGCACCACACCAAAACGTCGTCGCCGTCGGAGCTGACGGGCTTTTCATGCCCTGCACCGTCATGTTGGCGGTGATATGAAGAATTTTTTATCTAATGCGACCAAGAAGCGCCTGATTATCGAGATCAGGCGCATTCTTTATGACCATCCGAGATATAGGGAACATTCAAATAATGTTCAGAATAAATATTCATTTGAGGAACGGCCGCAACGTGGTGTGATTGTGAATGGTACCGCGGCAGATCGAGTTAGGTTATCTGCCGATAACTATATGGGGCGTTTAAGTTCTTTCGTAATGCATGCCCCCGTACAAAATTTCCCTGGAACCACTCTTGAATGGGTTACAGAAGATAAGACATATCTCGAGCAATTCTCGAAAAGGCGCGATATATTTCCAAGTCCACCAGGTGTTTATCTTATTAAAGTGATTCGTCTTCCTGATGAAGCAAGACAAGTACCTGGTTTATTTCATATAGACCCATTCTTAACGGAAACTGACGAAGCTCTCATTATATTTACTGATATCGATGGTCAGCAAGGCCAGCTCAGCCGCCCTAATATCGTCCCTGGTTCTGTTAGATTATGGCTTGACGGTCGAAGACCACTTTTAAATGGTGTTGACTACTCCATATCTGATAGTGGATTAGTCACTTTTCTAAAGCCGGCACCGGTTGGATTCACAGTATTTGCCGATTATCGTTATGAAATTGAGCGCCAAGGCCCGTTTAGGTTTATGCGGGAGCAAGCGGATTATGAATCAATTCCTGGAGCCATTTTGGCATTCGGCGATCGATGCCAAGAAGGAGATGAATTAGCCATTATTATTGGCCAGTCCAGAATGGAGACGGCTGAAGTTTATGGTGGAAAATTTGAAGTGAATTTTGAGCTCGTCGTTTTTTCTCGCGATGCCGAAGATCGCGAGAAAATGAGTGATTTCATCATCGCGAGCATGTTAGAGCGCCAGAATCAGCTTGGATTTGATGGTCTTGAATTATTGGATATTTCACCCGGTGGTGAGAGTGAAGAGATATATAACGCTGAGACCGATGATTATTTTTATGACAACGCTATTTCTGTTAGCTTCCGTGTTGATTGGGAAGCATACCATCCTCTGCCAGTCGATATATTCAGAACGGAAAATACTTCTAAGGCGGCAGAAAATCAGTCTGGATATCTCGATGGGACTTATAAGACGGATCTTATCCGAGTAGTTACTCCTTCAGAAATCCAGGGTATGTCGGTTGTTATTGGTAAGAATATTACATATGAGCGTATCCGATGATCGTTCTATGACCGTCGCGCATATCATTCTAGACGATCCTATTAAATTATGATTTCTATTCGATGATGGTATCGTTATAAGCCTACTCTTAGAGGAGTTATTACATTCCTACTTTCGAATATCTTTGTAATAATTGTAGCGCTCTATTTGAAGAACTCCATACCAATAGAGCCGCTGCGGATAAACACTCAAAATCTTTCCCTTGCCCGACTTGTGGAAAGCGTGCTGGACGTATCCCATCAGCTACCAATTTCCAATTTAAAGGAGTGTCCGAAGGCGATCCCACGAAGAAAGGGAACTCCGGTTTCCACGATCTTGATTATCCATCACTTGATAAAGCTATCGGGAGATCTGCGAATAGAAAATGGAAGGAATATGGCGTTCGAAAGGCTGTTCGAGATAAAGTCCGTCGCGAATCGGGAACCAACTCTATATCGATAGGTTCTGATGGAAAACCCATTCCAACAAATTCAAAAACTTTGAAATTGAGAGCTCGGGCTATGTCGTTATTGAGTCGAGCTAAACGCCAAAGTTAACGAATATATCTATTTTTTCCAAATTTAGGATTTGGAAAAATCCTTTTAATACTCCAGTCTTTTTCTCTATTCTTATCGCTCTTAATGGTTTGCGCAAACCTGATTTATGGAGTCAGGAGCTGGGTTGTTTGCTCTAAATTCTTCATTGCTTATAAACATGCATCAATTAAACAAATACGCACACCAAAATTCAGAGAATGGCACATTTGTAGAAACATAGACCTAAATAAACCTCTGATTGAAACAGTGGAATCAAGATGCCCATTGGACCGTTCACCACTTACGCGCCTCCCGGAGTTTACACCAGGACTATTACGGAGCCGGTCGTTAGCCAGCTTCTCGGTGGTCTTCGGGTTCCTGTCCTTATTGGCGTTGGACAGGAAACGCTATCTCAGACTGACTTTGAGATGGTACGAGGTTCTTCCAGCTCCGCTGACACGCCGATTTTCGGCGAAGATCCGACGGCCCGATGGGTTATTGGTGGCACTCCGCAACATCCGGTTCTCGGTGATCAGGATGGTACGAGGACTCAATTCAAAGTCCGAAATTTTCCGATTGTTGATGGTGAAGGCGCGGGCCGCACCACATTCGAGGTAACTCGAGTTTCGGTGTTCGTTGATGGCGAACAGACCGTTGTTTCTTCAGTTGACGGTACGAATGGATTGATCACCATTCTTGTGCCGCCTGATCCGACATCCGTTGTTACGGCAAATTATTATTTCCATCGCAAAGATACAAGAGCCGCAGACGATGTCTCTGATCAAGTAACTGAAGGATCTGCGATTCTCATTGCTCCGAAGGCGGAGCTCTATACGATTACGCTCGGCACGAGCGATACGCTAGAAGTATTTGTCAACGACGCGACTGCAAGCGTGGGCATTAAGCTTACTCCTGGCACTCGCTCTTCGACAGACGTTGCGAATGATATCAACGTAGCCGCGATTCCTGGTTTGCTCGCTTCAGTACATATTGATAATCAGGGCCTTCAGCACGTCCAACTTGTTGCCCAAGGGAATGTTCGAATCGGTTCTGGTAACGCAAATGCTGTGTTTGGATATAATCCCGGTGATTATACCAATCGTACCAAAGCTTTCCGCGTATTTAACGGCCCGATTGTGGATGGATCTGATGGTGGTATCACCACCACTGATACTTCCAAGGTTGTTGTTCTGGTCAACGGTATTCAAATTATTCCGGCGTCTGTCGATGGCGCCAATAGCCTTGTGACGCTTCAATCTGCTCCAGCAGATGGTTCTATTGTTACAATTCAATATTGGTTCAATACTTTCCAGGATACGTTCGATTATCTACCAAACAGTAATATAGTTACGGTAGGAAATGTTGGTATTTCTCCTGGTCGCCGGGATTTCATCAACGGTCAAGATTTCGTCATCATCAACGATGGTGATCAATCGAAGATTGTATGGGGTACTGCTTTCCAAGTTGTAGCGGGGACTACGACTGGTTCGATGGAGTTCGATTCTACACAAGTATCTGGAACTCTTGTTGATGATCGCGTCTTCGGCGCTCCATGCACTCGTTACACAGATCCTGTGACGAATTCTGTTTCCACAACGGTATTTATACTCCCTCTTAAGCCGACGACTGGTAACGGCCGCGACACTCCCCTCGGTTCAAGCCTGTTTAATTCTATCGCGAACGGCAGGATTGATCTACCGACTAATCGTCCTGATCTTATCACTGTCTACGTTGGTAAGACGTTCCGTGATGCCTTCTCCAGGCCTCCTGTTGTTATCACTCAAGTAGATTCTTCCACTAATAAGATCACTTTGCGTGATCCTGTGGAAGCTGAGAATCAAGTCTTTGCTACATTCTGGTTTAACCGAATCGCTGATGACACTTACACACTGAAAGTCGTCACCCCCGGACCTTCCAGTATCGGCAAGTTCACGGTTACTTCTCAACTTCAGGATAATATTAATCTATATCAAACGAAGTTTGGGTCGAAGACTGCCCTCGCCCAAACCGTGCAGTGGCCTTCTGGTGTAGAGACTTCTCCTGATTCTCTACACTTTGGAGGGACCCCTGTTGCTGAAACGGTCACGGTCACGTTTGATACTTCTCTGCTCCCGGCGACTCATGCATCTTTTTCTGCTCCTGGGAATGAGCCGTACGATCTTTACACATACACCCGGATTTTTGGTGGGGTGGTTGTAGATGGGAATCCATCCGTCTCGGTTGACCTCTCTCTTGGTTTCGTTGCAGAGCTAGTTTCGCAGCCTATTTCCAATCCGGCTTCCCTTTCATTCCTCTCTTCGGCCAGATTGGTAGTTCAAGTTGATGGTATCAACATCGCTCCTATCGATGTTTCTGCTGCTACTACTATTGCAGCAGTTGTAACTGCCATCAACTCAGCAATTGACGCTGATGCGCAGGTACACGCGGATGGCTCTGGGACTTTTGCGTCGACGTCCCCAAATAACCTCGCATCGTCCGTTTCATATGGAGCTCAGGCTCTTCTGAAAATCAAGGGAAGGAATACTCCTACCCAGACAAACGGCCTTCTTTCTAATGTGAAGGTCCTTGTGCCAACAGCTGTTGGTCAGACTGATGCCGCGCCTTCGCTGCAGTTTTCTCCAAATCAAGAAAGCTCAGGCAGCTGGGATGCTCTAAATCAGCCGGCTCGGATTGTGCCGACGAAGATCGGTCCATACTCTGTCACGGCTGCAGTAAATGATTCATTCCTTTTCAACGTGGATGGATCAGATTATAATGCCACATTGCCATCAGGCACTGCAGTGCCTGTTTCTGACATTGTTAACTATATAAATGCGGCATATGCCGCATTCGGACCTGCTGCCGATCAGGCAACGGCTCTGGCTGCTGCCATTTCTTTGGCGAATCAGATCCGGACAGAATATAGCAATCATATTGCGAACTCTCCCGGTGCTTATCACACACTGGCGGATGCTGTAAATACCATTACGGCTGCAGCAGCGACCGACCTTCCCTCGTTGATCACTTTGGTCAATGATGAGAAGGTCAAGTTCAATGCTCATATCTCGAATACGGGTGGTGTGTTCCACACCATAGCTGATTCCGTTAATACTGTGACGACTCCAAACGCCACAGATCTCCAATCAGCTATCAAACTGGCCTATGAGATCAAACAATCGTTTAATGCTCATAGGACGCAGGCTGGTGTCCACTCTTCGAACGACACCAACAACATCGTCACCCTTTCTAACACAGAGCTGGTTGCAGTTACTGGTCAGGGTATTAATGCGGGTAAATTCTATCTCGAATCGAGGACTAACACCGTTTCGTCGATCATCACGATCTCCCAACTCGGCACTGCAAACACAGTTCTCGGTTTCGTTCCTGGCGCCACAGCAACTCGCATTCAACCGACTGCTGCTGCTCTTGCCGCAGCACTTAACTCGAATTCATCTTTCAACGCTCTGGCTGTTGCTTACAGGATGGCAGTCCAGGGCCTTGGTGGATTCTTGCGGATAGACTCGCTGAGTGCTGGCACTGGATCAACCCTTTCCTTCATATCGGTGTCTAATACCGCGTTCATTCCAGATACCGGTATTGGGATCATCCCTGGTACATCTGGTGATGTTGGTGAGGCCGCTGCTGCCGGTTATCGAGTTACGTCGTCGAATCCAGCTGGCTCCTCTGGAACAGGTACCCCGGGTCAGACTTACACCGATGCCAAGACGGGCCTTCGTTTTACGGTCCTTCCGGCTTCTTCTGGCGATTATGCCAACGGCGGTTCTTTCACTCTCATCGTTTCTTCGACATGGACGGCCGATGCATCGATCCCGTCGAAGGGAATCCCCGGGCTCGAGCTTTTCGTGTTTAACACCATAGGGATGGCGGTTGACACGACGGCTCTCCTTACCACCTACAGCAGGACAGGTAATGAACCCGCAATTGGTGATACCTACTTCGTGTCTTACCAATATGCAAAGACGGATTTGACGACGGCTCTTTTCCGAGATCTTCGTCAAATCCAGCAGAATTTCGGTCCGCCAACGCCGGATTTCCCGCTTTCCATGGCGGCCAGGCTCGCGCTTCTCAACGGCGCGGTGCTTGTTGGTCTCAAGCAGGTGCTCAAAGCAGCGAATTCTTCGCAAGCACCGATTTCGTCTTACGTCGATGCAATTAATGAGCAGCGTCGTCCGATAGAAGGATCTGTTAAGCCGGATGTCATCATTCCGCTCGGTACAGATCCTCAGATCTTCGCCGCTCTCAATGCGCATTGTGTGTTCATGTCATCACCTCGCATGGAAGGTGAGCGCATTGGCGTAGTTGGCGTGGCTGCCGGAACGCAACCAACTGGTGTTCGGGCCATCGCTCAGGGCCTGGTCTCTGAATTGATGGTTGTCACATATCCAGACATCTATGTGGTGACTATCACAGATGATAATGGCAATCAGACGGACCAGCTCGTGGACGGGACGTTCATGGCAGCGGCGCTCGCTGCAACGTCTTGTAACCCGTCCATTGACGTTGCAACTCCTTGGACACGTCGGAGCGTCATTGGCTTCAAGCGCCTTGGAAGGGTGCTCGATCCGACGGAGGCGAATCAAGTCGCGGTTGGTGGTGTCTCCATCATTGAGCAAGTCGATGCTGGAATGCGTGTGCGCCACGGTCTCACGACGAACCTCGCGTCGGTCATCACCAGGACACCTTCGGTCACTCTGACCATCCAGTTCGTTCAGCAGTCTATTCGTCGTGTTCTCGACCCTTATATCGGCCAGAAGTTTACTGGTTCGCTTTTGAAGGGCGCTGAGAACTCGATGACTGGTCTCTTCTCAACGCTCATTGACCAGCAAATCGTGACTAAGATTGCAGGAATTTCGGCTGAAGTGGACGTGGATGATCCGACAATCATGCGGACCAACGCGATATACGTACCAGTCTTTCCGCTGGAATATGTTGTGAGCACGTTGCAAGTCAGGATACGCATATAGTGAACATTTTTACAGTATAGAGCGGATTAAACCCCGCTCTATACTGTAAACTACAGGATGCTTCTCCCGCTTTCTGAAGCTACTTTATCTAAATTTGGATATCATCCTGACTCAGTAACTCATGGATCTCGGAAAGTTGTTGTCTTCCGCTGCAACTTTTGCTTACAAGATTTTGACTCTACGAAGAAATCTGTAGCAAGATCCTCTTTTCCAACATGTGGAAAATGTACTGGAGTTTCTGCAGCCTATCATGCAGAGCCATCCATTATCTCTCCTAATGAATTCTATTTAATCTGGTATAAAGCCCCTGATTTAAAAAATATCGATATTGAAGCCACCAGAATTGAATGCGGAGTAGACCCTACGTTGCTTCGGGCGAGCTCTATAAAACTCGTTATAGCAAAATGTTCATTTTGTTTATCATTGTTTAAAACTAAGTTCGCTATTCTGAATAAAGGCAGATCATGGGTTGCTTGTAAGAAATGTGATGCAATAGCTTCATGGTTCTCTCGAGAAAAAGAACCAATGGACCCTCATAAATACTATTTGTCTCGTCAGAAAGTTATTGACTCATCAAACTTAGATATTCAAGCAACAGTATCAGCGTTCGGCTATGACCCAACTCAAATTAATTCGTATTCAACAAAGAAAATTATAGCGAAATGTGCTTATTGTTATGCTAATATCACTCTGAAGATGGCTAAATATTCAGGTTCTCTTGGTAAGCCAGCTTGTAAAAAATGTATCAAGTCAAAAACGATCGAGACGCTTCAAAAAAGATATGGTGTTTCTTGTACTCTTCTCATTCCAGCCGTTCTTGACAAACTGAAAGATCCTCTAACAGAAAGGATTGTTGAATCAATTCTCCGAGATAGATACAAAGTTAGATATATTCGTAATTACCCTATAGGACCCTATGCTTTTGACTTTTGGGTTCCTGACGCCAATCTATTAATTGAATGCCATGGTGATTATTTTCATGGTTTCAAAGAACATGGATACTCAGGGACTCCTAAAGATCGGACTAAGTCTTCATATATAGAAAATAATACATCGTATCGATTAGTCTGGATATATGAACACGAAATCCATGCTGGTCGAATAACTAAAATACTTGATGCCCAAATTAATAGTC